GGGGATTTTATTTTCGGCCCAGTTTTTTTGAATTGTAGCGTGAAGCGGATGTGTTTCATAATCCATTGTAATTGTGGGCTCATCCCAATACGTAATGATCGAATCGGCCTCATTAAATGCTAATATATAATACATCGCAGTCAAATAAGATTTTATATCACAGATCATGATTTCGACCTTTTCTCCGTTTGAATTATCTACCTTTCCAATACCTCCCGATCGACGATTTTTAGTATAATCTTTTGCTGCAAAATAGTGGAGTCGAATATCCGCGGCGCTTTCGCAACCAAAGGCGAATGCTACTTTTTTTTCCATCGAAATCGCCGATTTTGCTAGAGCAACACCGATATGTCTAGCTACACATACGAAAATAATACGGTGATGTCCGCACAATCCAATCGGCGAAAGAGTTTTCCCAGTTCCGGTCGGAGCTGTGTATAAAACTAGCCTTGGTGTTTCTAATTCTGATTTGAAAATAGAGAACAATTGCTTTTGGTGTTCAAACAGTGCTAAATCTTGATATTTTAATAAATAGGGGTTTTTCTCAATAAATTCATAGGCGTTTTCAATAATATTACTAGGGAGAGTATATTTACACGCAATTGTAGTTAATTTGTCGACAAATTCCAGAACATGCTTATTTAATTGTGTGATGGACTGTTTACGGAGATGACTAAGCGTATATAGGTAAAAGGCATATCGATTGTCACGCTTATACAAATATTTCAAAAGCTTTTCGCAGCATTGAATCAAGACGGATTCAAAAACCGTCTCCATGTTGTGTTTTATATTAGAATCCATATTGAGAATACGAATATTGTCCGCGCTTTTGATCTTTTTGATCATTGCGCCATCAAGTGAGTGTTGAAAATTGGGAGCTCGTAGCTTTAATCCGGCGCCATATTTTTCAACGAGTAACTTTATCTGCTCGGCAAAATATTTTTCGTAGAGAAACGCCTCGTTTTCGGCGTTGATCTCTACTTTTACAAAGGAAAACAGGGACATATTTGCATTAGATCGTATGTTTATGTTTTCGTATCCTTCGATCATCATCTTCAAGATGGATTTTTCGTTTGAGTTTACTGGTATTTCGATGCTTTCCCATTCTTCGCGCGTGAGTTTTTTTTGAGTAAGATCCATGATTTCGTCAATAAAGATGTATTTGACGAAATCATAAAAGGTCAACAAGGAATCAATTTTTCTTTATCGCCACAGATAATAAATACCAGAGTAAAAAATACAAAACACAGATTGCGATTAATTTTTTTTCTATTTCGCCCATATAAATAGGATTATAATTTTAGTTGGTTCTCAAAAAAATTGAAACTGAAAATTCTTGAAGTATTCCCTTTACAATAAATTCTTATAAAATGAAGACAGACGCAGCTCTTCGAATTCAATGCCCGGATGGATCGGTTTTTTGTGGTGACGCAATAACATTAAATAATAATATTATATACGTAGGAAAGGTTACTTGGACTGCCAGTGATCGCGAATTTATTGGAGAAGTATTTGAAAATGGGGAACCCAAAGATGGTAAAATGTTGCTCCACGGTCGGTTGATATTTAATGGAAAATTTGGCAGAGATCGTTTTGTTGATATGGACGAGGGAACTGTTTATTTTGAGAACGGGAATACTTTTAGTGGATTTGTAAAATTAGGTGTACCCTACGACGGAGTTTATACTTATGCGGCAAGAAAAGTACGCGTTGTGGAAGGATTAAAGCAAACCAATTCTATTTTACCTGAATAAGACAGGACTCCCCGAAAAACGCAAAATATCGAGAACCTTTCTGGTCGTAGGAAATTCGTCTTCTCCATAAATGTCTTGTAGGAGCATCCACTCAAACATTCCACCGCTATACAAATATACATACGAAAAACCTAGCTGTAGTAATTGGCGGTATTTTTTCTCCGCAGCATCATCACTGGCATTTTTTCCATATACCACAAATTTTTTTTCGCCTAATTCATAATTGATGAGCAGATCATTTATAGTTTTTTCTTCTTTCTCCATCGGTAGAGTGTTTTTTATTAAACAGTCCTGTTCTGAATTCGAAAGAGTATTTATCAGAATATATTCGGGACTTCGAAGGATAGATTGTAGATCCTTGAACCCAATTTTTTGAGTAGGTTTAGAAAAAAAATCATTTATTATTGGCAAATTCGAGAACATAGACAAATAGACACCAATCATTTTATATTTTTCGCACGGCAATTTAATTTTTCCGAAAAACTACGAAAAAAATGTCTTTGTTAAAAATAAAGCAATGCTTTGGAGAACCTTGTTTGCGTTTTTTTTCGCGTCTACGTCGATTCGCTCCGCCAAACATTGTATCAATTGTAAATATTTTAAGGATAATGCCGTTTCTTCGTCGGTATTAGGCCGATGTAAATTGTATCCTCTTTTAAACCAGGCATTGGTATCTAATTTGATTACGGGAAAGGAGAACGCCATAATGAATTATGAATATTGTAATGTGGTGCGAAATGATGAAAAAAAATGCGGTCTTCAAGGGAAGTTACATGTAAGGAAATATATTCGAAAAGAAGAAAAGGATATAAAAAACTAGTCGTGTTATAGATTGTGTCTCGACGCCCGGTTTTAGCTCAGTTGGTAGAGCAGCAGACTGTAGTTGTGAAAATCACCGTAGTTTATCTGCGGGTCATCGGTTCGATTCCGATAAACCGGATTCCATTTATGAGCGGACACGCATAATTAGAGTCATATTTAAATTATTAAATATATTTAAACACGATTTTTGAATTTATTATATCTTTTCGTAAGTATGACGATTGAATCCTCGGAATTCGATGTTACAGAATTCGATAAAAATCTACTTTTGACAACCTCATTTATTTATTTTATATTTGTAGGTGCGGTTGAAATTTATTGGGAACATTATTGGACAGGATTAAGTAGTTTGCTAAGTGGTGTCACTTCGGCAATTTATTGGTCAAATCATACATGTCCCAAAAGGCATTTTGTAGATTTATGTGTTACTAGAGCAAGTGTAGTTGTATATTTAGTCTCTGTATTTAATCCTTTGTTAAACATGCCGATCATTTATGCAGTCACTGTCATGTTATTGTTTTCAGGAACAACCATCAGTTATTTATGTTCTCAATATTTTTGGGATAACGAGAAAAGGGAATGGATTATTTTCCATTTTCTCTTTCATACATTCTTGTTTATATCATCAGTTTACGGATTTTTTATTTTAGAGTATGAGAAAACGTTGCGTTACTAAATTTTGATGTTTCAAAACAAAAAGGTTAAAAATTGATTTTAATATTTCTATAAACATCTACGAAAAAATCAGCCATGCCGAACATTTATTCTATTGAGGGAAACATTGGTTCCGGAAAAACCACCATTATGGAGCACTTAGAAAAGTCATTCACAAATAATCCGTCAGTGGTTTTTGTTAGGGAGCCAGTAGATGTTTGGCAGACCATCCGGGACTCATCAGGAGAGACTATTTTGGAGAAGTTTTATCGTGATCCGGCAAAATATGCCTTTCCTTTTCAGGTGATGGCATATTCTAGTCGTCTGTCTTTGCTGCGTGACGTAGTGAGAAAGAACCCAGAGTGTGAAACCATTATTTGTGAACGGTCTCTTGATGCGGACAAGCACATTTTCGCGAAAATGCTCTACGTAGACGGTGTCATTGACGAAGTATGTTATCAGATATATAAAGGGTTTTATACTGAATTTCAGGACGAGTTTCGATTGAACGGAATCGTTTATATTGATGCGGATCCTGAGGTTTGTAAACAACGTATCGAGAAACGGGCTCGACAAGGCGAGGATTCCGTTTCTTTGGAGTATCTAAATAAGTGTGCTCAATATCATGAAACTTGGTTGAATGATAATGAACTGAAGACGGAGGTTTTACGAATTAAGACCAATGAAGACGTCAATTATGATATGACTTGTCCACATGACAAGGGATTAGTTTGGATTATGAATATTATGGATTTTGTTTCTTCGACCAATCGCGAACCTATCAGTCCCTCGCTTTCAGAAGAAGAATTTGGGAGATCTATCCATCCTTTTGAGGAATATTATAATCCAAATCTGTAACTGCCGAGAATCATGTGTTTACTGCAAATTTCTGTTAAATATATTATTAAAATTAAGGTACATACGTCACCGTAATGTAATTTTTTCTGTTATTATAATTATAATAATAATAGTTTATCTCTCTTTGTCATATCCAGTGGTTCCTCATTCATATTTATATAAGGCGTTATCTTTCGCTGAGTTGCCATTTGTAAAAACCAACCACATCTTGAGAATTCAGAGAAAGATATGGTTGAAATATATCCCTGACACTGACTAATGAAGTAAAGATCGGCCAATCCGCTATCCACAATAAACGGTATTCTGTCGGGCTCTAATGCACAGAATACTTCCAAATCTACGGGTTGTTCTTTTATTCTGAAAAACTGTTTTCGATCAATGGGCAGATATAATAATTTCCATTCGGGGCGGAGTTTTTTGAGTTCTCCAATCTCCTCGTCGCTATCCGTGGATATGTAAATAGAATCATAATGATTGGCGACTAACATTTTTTCAATTTTGTCTATGTATTTATGCAGATTATAAAAAGGTCTGTCTGTTATTGATCCATCTTTAGTACACGTTTCGCCCCTTCGTATCTGAACCGCAAGTATTTTTGAACCCACCGGCCAAGACATTTGGTTCTTGTAATCGTCCATAATAGAAGAATATTTGTTGTTTAATTGAAATGTATATTTTATACAAGATAAATACGTAAATAATAGCATAAGATTATCTGGAGGTTTCACAAGTGGTTGTCGGTTTTCTGTTTTATTGTGTTTCTCAGTAAAACTATCAAAATAATACTTCCAACCGTCTATATTTTTAAATTTGTCATCTACTCTTCCTCGAGCCCATAACCAAGGAAACCAATCACCCATTTTTTTATAATCATTCCAAAAATCGAGTTCTCCGTTTCTAGGCATGTTATCAATATACGACGAACAATTATTTAATATATTAACTGCCATGTAAGATGAAGGACCGCGTATATTCCTGGCAATAGGATAAAACGATAATGGAACTTCCTTTCTAATATTTGAATTGAATTGTACGAAATCTACTAGTCCATCTGTATAATTCAAGTGTTTTTCGAATTGGTTGTGAACATCAGAATTACGTTCAATCACATATTCGTTATCAAAAATGGGGTAATTTTCCATCTCTTTATATAATAAAATAAAAAAAGGCTTTATTATAGTTATTCAGTTATTTAATTATTTTTATCGCAACAAGACAAAGATTCTGTTTTGGGATACCGGTCCAGCCTTTTGAGGAATATTATAATCCAAATCTGTAACTGCTGGGAATCAACGGCTCTCTTTTAATTATCGTTCAATGCTTCAAATAACTCATCTATACCATAATCAGTAGCAGCAATTACACCCTGATCTTTTAATAACTCATCGGTTTGTAGTTGTGTAAAAAGATTAACCAAAATAGATTGATATATACTTTTTTTATCAACCACTTGTACTGCCCCCCCGCCTTCTTCGCTTTTTAAAATTACTGTACACACGTCACCGTTATATGATTTTTTGAACATATTATTCATAACAATGACGTTCGTTTCGTTTTCGTTGCTCAGTTGGCAATTTTTTTTATTTATTGAATAAAAAACATAATCAAATTGATTTCCAGTTTTTTGTACTTGGCTACCCGAATCTATCATGGCAAACCAACGATATTCTTTATTCACTAGGACTTTGACAAAGATGGTTATATAATAAACGGCTCCATTATTTGGACTTTTACTATCGTCAATTGCAAACAAGCATCTTGGCGTTTTTTCCCCTAATAAAACCGCCTTAAATTCAGGGTTTTTGAATACTTGGTCGGGCGTTTTAAATAAAAAGTGGTCAGGAACAATGTAGCGTACTAGATATTTTCTTTTCTTTGCCGTAATAACAATTTCGTAATAATTTTCACTTAATTTTGTCTCGACCAGAACTAATTCAGTACTATTTTTTGCTAAATCAGTGCTAATTTTCCTGGTTTTTTTTCCACCTCGTTTCTTGTTTTTCCTGGTTTTTTTGTCACGTTTCTTACTTTGGTTTTTCATTTATATTATGAGTATAAATGAAAAACAGTATAATGATTTATTTTTTCAATACGATTCCTAGAATCTTTGCCTAATAAAGTCGGCAGTTAAAATACGCGTTGCTCTAAATGATTTAATAAAAAGTATAATAATTTAATTAAACTTCACAATAATCTTTACCTCTTCTTTTTTGATACATTTACATGCTGAAATGGAAAGTTCTTCGCGCTTCTTACGCGTCTTGCCGTTTTCGTTTGTATCAATAACGTCGTCGATACTGATGTTACGTTTTGAAGTACTATTTCGGTGATTCATGTCGTTTTCTATGTCCTGATAATGTTCTTCAATATAATCAACAATTCGGTTTTCGATCGCCCATTTGAAAAAGTTGAGTTGTCCAATAGTTGTTTCCATAAAGTTTTCTTTATCATAGGGTATGGTGATTCTTTCCCAGCGACAAAATGGGTCAAACCGGCGTTTGCTATAAGCTTTGAGCTTTAATTTATAGTCATTATATACCTTGAATCGAATAGAATCTGCGGATCCTGGTCCTGCTGGAAGTTGATAAATAGTATAATTTTTTTTGGCAAAATTAGTGACAAACCAGTCTACTATACGGAGAGAAATCTTGGATTCTCCATTGATAATACGCATCATTTTGTTGAGATTTTGGTTATTTTTATAAAAGTCCATTAAATTACGCATTAAAAGGTCGTTTTGGGTATTGATTGCAGAAGAGTTATAAGTGGCCATTGTAAATACAAGTCGCTGGGATTTTTTATGCTGTTTTTTTATAAATAATAATAACGTTGGCAAATTTTAATTTTTATAATATAATATAATATATGTATCACAAAGAGGGGTACTTACTATGCGTTTTTGGAGAAACAGACAAATATTATAAATTAGCAATACGTTTAATAACAAATATCCGGCTATTCGATTCTTTACGAAAAATAGTTGTATTGACAGATGATGTAAATAGGTACGTTTGGCCAGAAAACATTATAATAAAACAGTTTTGTTTAGAAATGCATCTTCATGAAAAAATAAACAATGATATTTCGTGGCATAAATATGGGTTTTATCCCAAACTGTTTCAATCTTTTTATACACCGTTTGAACATACCATGTATTTGGATGTGGACATGATATTTAAAAAAGATTTTCAATTTATTTGGGACGAATATTATTCTAATGGACAGCCTATTTTAATACCCGGAAAAAGCGATAAGAATAACAGAAGCCCTCCGGATTGGCACTGGAATAATATAGATAATGTAATTGGTGCGATGGAAATTCCAATTCCGCAAACGTTTTCTACGTTGATGGTTTATGAAAAAGATTTTTCTACTATTATAACTAAAAATATAGTATTTGTTTTGGATAACTTAATGAATTGGGGAGTAAAAAATTATTTTTGTGGAGGATATCCTGATGAAATCGTTTATAGTATCATAATGGGATTTTGTAATTTTAGAGTAAATGAACCAATTCATCAATGGTTGGTCGATGCAGAAAATTGCGACCCTACGAATAAAGTGATATAGTTAGAGTATAGTTTGTAAGACAAAAATTGGTTGTTGTTTATAATAAAAGTTGTCAGAAACAATCGATTTATAATAAAATCCATTGTAGGCAATATTTTTGTCTAGAGCCTTAGCCAAAGTTTTATCACTTAGTTTTAACCGTTTCAAGCAATCATAAGAAACGCTTGAACGCGCTAATAGTAAGAAAAAAGGTTTCTTTGTTATGCCCCCCGTGTTTTTTTTCGTCAGAATCTTGCTCCTCCGACCGGAGGAGCAAGTTTTTATAATCAATGTCAATTATAAAATGTTTTTCTAATACGCGTTTTGCGTTATACTTTTGGTTAAACCCTAACCATTTCCAAACATTATCTAAATCGATCACAAAATTGTTTTTAGAATTGTAATTAAGGTAACAATAAAAACTCGCTAAAAACATTTGTTGGTCATTAGATGTAAAATTAGAACGTATTTTGTTTAATAATTTTTTCAATAAGTTCTACAATATTTATGGTTGTCATGAGTGATGTGTATTAATTCACGGTGTTTCTTTATATTTTTTTTTATTGCTTTTGTTTTATGAAATCAATAGCAAGAAACTCCTTATTAATATAAGAAATAGTATCTTATATTAATTTTTTATACTAAAAATAATAAAACGCACACCATAGTACGTTTAGTTGGAATAAGCTACACCAGCCATGCCACTCATTACACGGAGCACGTTGTAGTTAACAGCGTAGACACGGACCTTGGCGGTGGCAGTTCCCTGAACGGCTCCCGAAGAAAGAACAAGCTGAAGGACAGCATTGTCAATGCGAGAGAAGTTGCAAGAACCTGATGGCTGGTGCTCTTCAGGTCTAAGGGCAAAGCTGTATACGTTGATACCCGTATCAGGGTTGCGGGTATGGTGCTGGAAGGGCTGGACGACATCGAAGTAAGAGCCTTCGCGCTCAGAGAAGCGGTCCTGGCCGTTAAGCTGGAGTTTAGCAGTGACAACCGGGTTCTCACCCCAGCAATGCATGTCAAGAGCGGTCTCAGCAAGTACAAAGGTACCAGCATCCGAGACGGTGGATCCACCGATAGATCCGGCAACTCCGGTTCCACTGCCGAAAGGAACCTCAGTGTAGGCTCCAGCTGGTTTGTTGTTGGTCCAATTGTAACCAGTGGCCTGAGCATCAGCGGCACCGGGTAATGAGAAAAGGCCAGACGCATTTACGTAGGGATAAGCAAGGCCAGGGCCGGTGGTGTCAATCTCAGAGGGACCACCGTAAGCGTGGACAGCAGGAGGAAGAGCATCAAGAGCGTCAGTGTAGTTGAAAGGCTGGGCACCGAGAGTGCGGAAAAGCACAGTGGTGGGATCGAGGGAAGCACAGTAATCGACGTTGGCGTCGGGCTGGACAACCCAGATAAGCTCCTTGCAGGGGTGGTTGAAGTTGAGCTTGATCTTGTTGGAGGTAGAACCAACCGACGCATCACCAGTGAACTGGAGCTGCTCGATGAGGTACTCGTGGGGGTTCTGGGACATCTTGCGGCGCTCGTCAGTGTCGAGGAAGATGTAGTCAACATAGAGAGAGGCGGC